AATTATTTTTCCAATTGAGGTAGGAGACAACGGACAAGCAGTTACAAATACGTCCAGTTCTCGAGTAACTTCTACTTCTTTTGGAGCAGCATCTTATGCCGACTGGAGCCAAACAGATGCAATTAAGCAAAATTTAAAAATGCTTTTATTAACCAGATCAGGCGAATACGTTATGGACGCTAACTATGGCGTTGGACTTCAAGATTACTTGTTTTTACAAGAGCAGGAGATTGACACTGGAGTGTTGGAATCACGGATAAGATCTCAAGCATCGGACTACATGCCTTACATAACAATTTCGAATCTAGCAGTAACTCTCGACCCTCTGAATTCAATGATGAGAATTCGCATCGAATTTTTCTACAATGAACTATCAATCCCAGAAGTTTTTGAACTCGAAGTTATTTAGGTCAAACTATTTAGTCTTTGTAGAGGGACCATTAAATGTCAAAACAAAAGAAAACACCTATTAAATACACCAGCAGAGACTTTGATTCGATTAAAGCTGACATCGTCGAGCACGCCAAGAGATTCTATCCGGAGCAATGGAAAGACTTCACAAAGGGAACTATCAACTCATTATTAGTCGATTCTGTCGCTTATGTGGGCGATGTTCTATCTTACTATCTCGACTATCAAACAAATGAATCATTTATGGACTCAGCAATTGAGTTCAACAATATTCGTAAGCATGCGAGATCCATGGGCTTTAAATTCGCAGGCTCAGCGAACTCTTATGGGTTCGTTTCTCTGTTTGTTCTTGTTCCATCGAACACGGATGGCACCGCACCTGATTTTAATTACATGCCAATCCTTCAGAAAGGATCTTCGTTCACCGCTTCGTCAGGAGGAGTATTCACGCTCACAGAAGATGTTGCTTTCGATAATCCTATGAATGATATGGTTGCAGCCAAATTCGATCCTACTACAGGCCAAACTACACACTTTGCTATCAAAGCTGTTGGTCAAGTGGTCTCCGGAGTGTTTTCGAGAATCACTGTTGACTTGACAAACTCTTCATTCGAAAAATTCAAAAAGGTTCGAATTGGGGACTCAACTATGAGTGAAGTTATTTCCGTGAAAGACTCCGATGGAAATACATACTATGAAGTTGATAATCTATCTCAAGAAGTTGTGTTTCGCGAGACAACAAATCGCGAAGCTGCAAATGAAGGCGTAAGAAGCATTTTAAAGCCATTTGTGGCAACCAGACGATTTGTCGTAGAGCAAGATGACACGGGAACCTATCTTCAATTTGGATTTGGATCCGAAGACTCTGAAGCCGAGGAGATCGCAGATCCTTCAAAAATCTTTCTTGAGATGCATGGAAAGAACTACATCTCGTCTCGGACATTTGATCCGTCGAAACTCATTGGATCAACAAAGCTTGGGATCTCACCAAGCGGAACAACACTTACAGTTATAGCTAAAGCAAACACAACTGATCTGTCGAGTGCAGCAGCAAACTCTATCACTTCGGTTGGAACAGCAAGAATGAAGTTCCCAGCAGAGATTAACTTGATAAGCTCAAAAAAGAACGCCGTAGTGTCTTCCTTAGAGCTTACAAACGAAGAGCCGATCATCGGTTCAGCCGAGAGAATGACAGGCGAAGAGTTAAAACAAAGAGCCAAGGGCTACTATGCTGCTCAAGGTAGAGCTGTGACTCGTCAAGATTATGAATCTTTAATTTACAATATGCCGAATAAATTCGGAATCATCAAGAGAGTGAGCGTGGTCAATGATCCCTCAGCAACCAACCGTCGAATGGCGATCTACGTAGTTTCGGAAGGTGCAGATGGAAAGTTAGCTGCTGCGAATGACAGACTTAAGCAGAACATTAAAAATTGGCTATCACAATACAAGTCTCTCAATGACGTTATCGACATCTATGATGCAAAGATTATCAACTTTGGGGTCGACTTTAAAGTCACTATTGACCCGCAGTTTTCAAACGAAAACATTTTATCGCGATGCAACGCGGCAATTCGCAACTATTTCTCGAACCAATCTTACATCGGAGAACCAATTTACATCACAAGACTTTATGCAATTCTCTCAAAGGTCGAAGGAGTCGCAGATGTAAAGAAAGTTAATGTCTATCAGAAAACTGGTGGGAACTATTCAATGGTTAGGATGAACTTTAAAGAAGCTTTATCTCAAGATGGCACCTTTATCAAGACGCCGAAAAATGTGATCATGGAACTTAAATTTCCAACAACAGACATCAAAGGAGTATTGGTCAGATGATTAAACGTTATTATGCAACAAAGGACAACACAATTGCCAATGCTTTCAGAGAAAGCTTATCTACCGATAGCAAAGATGCAAACATGGGAGCCTCAGACATTCTCGAGGTTTTCTCAATCTATGGACAGGTTTTAGATGAGAACGATGTCTATTCTCTCGAAGAAGCACGAATTCTTATTGAGTTTGACATCTCGCAAATTCAAGCCGACATTTCTGCCGGAACTCTCAAAAACACCGCAAGCTATTATCTCAGATTGTTCAATGCACCGCACGGTAGAACTCTTCCGATGAATTTTCAACTTGAAGTAGACACAGTTACCACAGCTTGGGAAGAAGGGACTGGTCTCGACATGGAAGACTATAGAGACCTTACTTACAACAAAGGGTCTAGCTGGAATGAATCTGGTGGTGGAAACGCATGGACAGCCGAAGGTGGAGACTTCACAGGGACGCCTCTCACGGTGGATTTTGACGAGGGTTACGAGGATCTCTTGGTCGATATTACTGCATTTGTAAATGCTTGGCTAGATGGCTCTGTTCCTAATCACGGTCTCATAGTAAAACTACCAGCAACAGCAACGGCGGAGAGTCGCTCATACTACACAAAGATGTTCTTTGCTCGAGGAACAAGCAACTTCTTCAAAAGACCTATTATTGAAGCACGTTGGGATTCTCAAACCACTGATCATCGAAAAACTTTTCTTTCCGATGTCTCGAACAACATCCATCTTTACAACGAAGTCCGAGGTCAATTGACAAACCTTCAGGCACCAGTTACTGTCAAGTTCTACGAAGAGCTTGGTGGAACAGAGATTTCTGCCACGACAACAGTTACTCCTCTCGAAACAGGTGGTTACGAGGCCTCTACCACCCTTTCAACGACTGCTGACACAATCTACGACGTTTGGTCCGCTGATGGAACAGAAGTCGTCACAGGCTCAATTACGGTCCTCTCACAAGCACCTTCTGGAACACCGAGCGTAAGTGACCTTGTGGTCTCTGTTTTAAACAAGCAGGATGTCCACTATTCCGGTCAAACTTCTCGCTTTTATTTTTACATTCGCGAAAAGGGCTGGTCCCCAAACATTTACACTGTAGCAACGTCGAGACCTGATTCAAAGGTTTATGACAATCTTAAATTTAAAATATCCAAAGTCGTCACAGATGAGGTTATCTTCGACTATGACATGACTGATGGATCAACCACTCTATCTTATGACGCAAACGGGAACTTTTTCGATCTTGACAATAGTCTGTTAGAGCCTAATTATGTTTACGAAATCAAGTTGGCTCTATTTAATGTAATGACTAAAAGTTATCAAGAGCTTCCTTTCAAACATAGATTCAGAGTGGTAAATAATGAGTATTAAAGATTTATTCGGCAAGACTTCACCTAGTCTCGAAGAAACCGTCCAAGACGTCGAAAGCGTCGCATTTGTAGAAGAAAAATCCAAAGCGGACCAAACTTATCATCCGCAAATTGATTTTTCAGATCCCGAGAACTTTGTTTACTATGGTTCAGCTGAGCTTTACTACGATGCTGCAATCCGTCGAATCTATGAAGACTACCCTTATGATGGTTCGAAAGCTGAGCAAATTGCATTTCAAGAATCGGCAACCGCTTTAGAACGTTGGGTGTTTGAGAACAAATATCCTAAGACAACAGGACACATTCAGCTTGGAACAACCGGTGACATTACTGGCGTTAGTGGCCCATGGGCTAGCACTGCGACACCAGAATACATTAAGGTCTGGGGAGGCTTACACACAGATCCTGCGGCAAATAGCCTCAAAGGCCACTTTCAATCGTCTGCCAAATATGATCCAGAAAACAATAGAAATCAAAATTGGAACTGTGATTTTACAGAAGGTGCAACAATAGAGTTTTGGTTGAAAAAAGATTCTTTCGACATTGGATCTCAACCTAGAGAAGTTATTGTTGATCTATGGAATTCTAAATCTTCGACAGCGCCAGATTATGGAAGATTGATAATAGCTCTTATAGCTAATTCCGCAACAACAGGTAGTATCGTTATAACGTTCGCAGGACAGACTGTAACGATTACTACGCCTATAGACTTTACATCTTGGGCTCATTATGCATTTTCTTTCAAGGAAAACTCGAGTGGCGTCGAGGTAATGATCTACATCAATGGAGAAGAGATAAGCGACTACACATACACCTTTGTTTCTGCTCCAAACCAGTTTGATGGTAAGATTGATGGATTCATTGGATCGCTGCAAACGACGGATAACAACGGCGATGGTGGTTTAGGATATGGAAAGCTATCGGCTCAATTGGACGAATTCCGTTTCTGGAAAACCAAGCGAACTTCACGACAAATCAAACTAAACTGGTTTAATGCTATCGGCGGAGGAGCCAACACTGACGACGCGACATCTAATCTCGGAGTTTATCTTAAATTCAACGAAGGTATCATTGGGAATAGTGCAACAGATTCTGTTGTTCTCGATTATTCCGGCCGATTGGCCAATGGTGTCTGGGTTGGTTATCCCGGCTCCTCAGCTAGATCTACAGAATCCGCAATGGAATCATCTGGTTTTACCGAGACTCCATCTCCAATCATTTATAAGGAACATCCGTCTGTCTCAGCGTTAATCTCTGAAATGCAAACATCTGGGTCTGTTTATGACGCAGACCGCGGTCAATCATTCTTCCGTTCAATGCCGACATGGCTTCAAGAAGAAGACAACGGCAACCTTCGTTTGTTCTCGCAGATCTTGGCTTCCTACATGGATACGCTCCACGTTCAGATCAAAGAATTAACCGAACTCAAAACAAAGCGCTATCCAATGGACGGCGTGAAAGCCTCGACGTTGGCCGCAGATCTTTTGAAAGATAAAGGGTTTATGCTCTCGAACATGTTCGAGAACAACGAAGTTTATGAAAAGCTTGCATCGGTGAACCTCCAAGACGCTCAATTTGAGACCGAGCTTCACGAAATCAAGAACATCATTTACACAAACATTTACAACAATCTCGAGAAAATCTATAAGTCTAAAGGAACGGAGTCATCGATTCGCAACCTTATCAGATGCTATGGGATCGACGATGAATTGGTAAGACTTAATCTTTACACAGACGGTGGAATTCAATACTTTACCGATAAGTCTCGAGAGACATCTGTCAAAAAGAAATACGTAAACTTCAATCATCCAACTCGATTTGAAGCAAGCATCTATCAAGTTGCTTCTCCATCTAATTCAAATTCATTCATTTCAAGCGCCGTAGATGCGTCTAGAAACGCTTTTACATTAGAAGCGGACATAGTGGTGCCCTACAAGAAAGAAGTCGATGAAAAAGGCTATTTTGCCACTCCATTCCTATCTTCTTCTGTGATGGGATTTCATGAGGCAGCAGCTTTACCAACCGATTTCAGTTGGCAACTAAATGGAAACGATCTGCAAGTCTATCTTGTTCGAGATTCTCTAGGCTCCAAGCATGCCAAGTTTGTTATGCGCAACCTTGCCGGAACCATCAATGAAGAGTCGGATTATATCTACGACATTTACGAGAACGAACATTATAACGTTGCTCTTAGAATCAAACCGCAAACCTATCCGTATGCCGGTGTGTCACCAACTGCGACTCCTGATTATGACGTCGAGCTTTATGCTGTCACTACAAACTTCGGAGAAGTTGAAAATGAAGTTTTACTTTCTGTGACACTTCCTTATGCTACAGGCTTGGCATTGATGAATGCTTCGAAAAGAGTCTATGTTGGCGCGCACGTTGAAGACTTCTCAGGCTTAATTCAAGAGCAAACAGATTTACAAATCGGCAGTGTCCGAGCGTGGCTTGATTATCTAGACAACGACGAAATCCTACAACACAATAAAGATGTTTTAAATTACGGACAACGCTCATCTATTGACGGGTCAAACCTATTCATCATCGACAACGTTCAAATCCCAACTCAAGATCTTTCAATTTTAAACTGGGATTTCGATACGGTAGCAGCAACAGATGCCGTCGGCCAGTTTGAAGTTGAAGACATTACCTCTGGCTCTACCGATACAATCTACGGTTGGATCGATGACATCATCCGCCGAGAACATAAGGCTAGGGGCTCTGATTTTGCTTCTAACGACTCTTCGATCATTGACTATGAGTTCATCCAATCCTATAAGAAACAGCTCCCAGAAAGCGCTTATGACGCTCAGAACATCTATGTTAAAGGAGACCAAGAGATCAACTTCTCGGATGATGACGATGTCAGCGACAACCTATTTATCATGGAGAAATCTCCTGCTTCGCTAATCTCAGAAGAGATGCTTAAATCATTCTCGACAACTTTGGAGTTTGCGAACTTGTTTACAAGACCAGTCGAACGCTTCCGAGTTGAATACAAAGACTTAGCAAGAGCAAGACAACTATTCTTCAACAAAGTCGAAAGCGACATGGACTTTGATCGCTTCTTCGAATACTTTAAGTGGATCGATTCAAGCATCTCCACAATGGTGAACCAACTAATTCCAATGTCTGCGAACTTTGCTGGTGGCATTGTTGACGTTATTGAGCCTCACATCCTCGAAAGAGATAAGTATCAACGTCAAGTTGGACTATTAAACACGGTTACATCGACCGAAGCTTCGATTCGAGGAGTTCAAGAACTTAAGTACAACTGGAGAGTTGGGCATGCGCCATTATCCGGAGACGAAAACGAAAACTGTTTGTGGCAAAAAGAACGCAAAGAGCACCCAGTCGACAAGCCGGAAGAGGAAGCTATTAGACAAGTTCTAGTAACGCAGAACGCATTAACTGCTTCAAATCCTGTCAACTTATCCGGAAGCAACGGAGTCTATGCTGGGAACACTTATGCAACTCGCAGATTGTCGAGACCTTACACGTTAGACATTGGATTCAGCAACTCAATCCACGGTGGCATTAACTATTCTCTAAACAAAGATAGAGATATGATCACTCCACAGATTGCCGTGGGCAATGCATCTGCTGCCGGAATTCCACAAAACGTTGTTCTTGTTGGAGCCGGCGTTGGAACAGGAACCACACCAGAGCCTGTCTGCATGGATGAGTTTGCACCGGAAGAACTAAAGAAATTTAAATATGATGGATTTGCCATTCTAGGACAAGAAGCGAGTCTGATTACATTAGAGCCCAATGGGGACAGCAGCCAATACCTTTATCGACAAAAGATTTCCAAGATCATTCCCGGAAACATTATGTCGAGCAGCGTTAATACAGGCTACTCTGCTATGATCAACAAGGCTGGTGCCGACGGTGGTTTTGGAGAAGGCTTGGATTTAGTCAACCTTCACTCTGACACAACCGATATTACTAACGAAATTTCAATCCAAGGACCATTCACACAAGAGCATGTCGGAGGTAGACAAGCAAGGCACATTCATTACATGAAGGGTTTCGACCCAATTCTTGGGAGAATCAAGAATATTTACGTAAGACCTGAAGCATGGAACATCTACTTAGCAGAGCTGGACGCAGAAGGGGACGGCGCTCTCGGATTCACAACACCAGACTATTCTATCGGTGTTTTGGATTCAGATTCAGAAAAGGCAACTCTTTATCGTGAAGAGCGAGCAAAGCGACCAGTAAACATCAAGAACATCCAGACAATCATCGGGACTGGTTCTCACGGAAACTTCATTTACAATTATGAAGTGATGTCAACATTCGGAGACCAAGGCTATTACTTGAGAAGAAATCAAGATCTACTACCTCAACCTATAGCCGAGGCTTTACCAGAGACAACAAATTATCAAACTTTGATAGCACAAACTACCTCCGATGCCGGCAACTACTTTGGCAATGGAAATAATAGACAATACGAAACACAAGAAGTGCCTCTGCAGAACGCTGTCGCCAGCTTTGTCTTTCATGACGGTGGCACCGGAAATAGCCCTAGTGCCACCGGTGCTCACGGACTAACGATCCAAAGAGCGGATGGGTCAACAATAATTTTTAAGATAGCCCCAGCAGGAGGTGGCCAAACTGGAACTGTCGATACTGGTCAAACTGTTATCGACACAGACGGGACAACTTGGGCAACGGTCGGTGCCGAATTTGAAGCAGCCATCGAGCACATAGTCAATGGTTTTGGAGCGAATGTTAATGTGGTAACCTCCTATAATCCTTCTGGTGCTTTTGGACAGCAAGTGTCCGTTTTTATTCTAGAGGTCGCACTCACTGGCGCTGATGGTAATGGCGGGTCCTTAGTTGAGTCTAGTGCTAATTTAGAGCTGGTTACAACTAGTTTCGAAGGTGGCGTTAATTTTAGACCTGCTGAGGCCAACATAGTAGAAACTCAAGATAGATCCACAGGTTCAGCAAACGTTATTCGCACACGATTCTCTGCTCCCGGCGGTCCTGAGGTTAACTCTTCTGGTTACCTCGATGTGGCATCGCAACAGTACTCTGTTTACAACTCGATTAACTTTCGCAATTTAACCACTCGAACCAGTGGTTCTGGTGAGGACGGCACGATTCGTTTGGACACACATCAAGTTTCTGTCACTGAAGGTCGCAGAGAGGGTCTGAGAACTTTGAGATCTAGACATCAAGGTCAATTTGGAACCGAATCACAATATGGTGCAGTGAGCGCTACAAACTATGTTTCCGATGCATCATGGCATAAGCAACATAGGAACAGAAGCGTTTCGGCAGATCTCACAAAGATTAAAATTTTATCGCCGAGATTTGATGGGAAAAATAGTTCGATAAAAATGAAAGCTTCAATAGGTCTAGATAGCAACTATTATGTTTTAAATCAATATGATTATGTATTTGTTTCAGCTTTTATAAACATGTTTACTCCAACGTCTACTAGTGATAGAGTAATTTTTTCATGTGACTTATCTTCCACGACATTCTTCTCCGCCTACATTAAACAATCAACAAGCACTCTCAGAATTTCCAGTGGTGCATGGTACGCAGAATTTGATCTGTCGACAGTAACATTGACTGACTGGAATCACATTATAATCATAGCTCCAACTTCTGGGTTTGTAGGATCTACTAGCACCTTTAGATTGTTTGTAAACAAGGTTGAAGTTCCCGAAATTGCATCAAGTACAATCGGCTCCAAAGGGGGGGTTGTTGGAGATGTTTATGTCGGCTCCGCCGCAGGAACGACTGCTAATAATCTCCAAGGTCAAATAGCCTTAGTTTCTTACTATGGAAGACCGCTAAACAAAATAACGAACCAAGAGATAAGTCAGATGTTTACAGATAGGGCTGGTTCTACTATTTCGACGATTGATGGATTTAAAAATTTTTGGACAATGGATTGCAGCTATTCTTATAGCTTGGGCGATATTATTGATGATGGCTTTAAGCTACAAGATTTCAAAAGGAGATATGAAATTACTGTTATCAATACTGGATCTAGATACACAGCCGAAGAGACTCCTTATGAAAGAGATGGCTTTGTCTTGACTTCTCGTTATGATAATGATAATATTCAAAGCTTGTTACCAGCATCTGATTTTCAATACTCTTGGATAAACTCTGCGATTAGTGGCTCGAATTGGGAAAATAATCAATTAGTTTTGACTTACGCGCCAAAAAATGGACTAATTAAGTTACCAAATGAAACAATTCCGGCATTAACATTTCCTGGAATTTCTGAAATTTACGGAGAATAGAATGGCTAAGCATTATCAAGATTTTGTTGGATTAAATACTTTTATTTATGATTCAGTTGGCTATAGCGACCAAGAAGTTATAGATGGAGAATGGTTCGAACCAAGCACTATTGGTAGTTACACAAAAGATATCACAAATAAAAAATTTACAAGACTGGAATTTTACGAGAATGATGATTTTTTATCAAACTTTTCAACTGTGCCTCAAGATTCTGATTTTTTTAACTTATTAATGAGTCACAGAGGAAACGTTTATGGTTATCCGACTTGGAGACAGGTTAGGGTGTCCCACAATCCATTAATCAGAAAAAGAAGAAAAGAGAATCTTTTTGCCTATGTTCAAGAGCCAGGGCCAAGAGTAACAAATAAAATCTCAAGATTTGGATCAATTAAAATCCATAGAGAGCCGGTTGTCACAGACTCTCACATGCCAGTTTCTCTCATTGGAGAAGTGTCTGTTTATAATGAAAAATTGAATGAGTTTCAAAATAGATCCGTTGAGCTAAAGACATCATTCGGTAATGAAACGGCTTTCTTTTCAACACCAGAACTCAACGATTACTATGATACTATCGCTGAAACCGATGACAACTATGAAGAACTAAAAGAATTGTATGTAGATGGTGGACTTGAAGATGGCGGCTCTCCAATCGACGCCTTCAATTTGTTCATCTATAGACAGTCAATCTATCCAAAGCAACAGTTCTCTTATCTTAACAGGACTAGGTCTAGAACATTCTTTTTGAATTCATTTTGGAGAGAAGAAAGAAGCGATAGAACTGAGACCAATGTAGCAACTGGTTTCGGACCGACCACAGGCCTAGGATCAATCATTCCATCGCAATCAATGTGGCCGTTAGATGTTGCCTCTGATTGGGCATCTAGGTCAGAGCCGATCGATTTCTCAAATGGAACAGAAAGCATTTACAGTTATTACATTGGAGCATCATCTGGTTCAACTGGTAGATTTAAAATCCCAGCGACCGATTTTACAATTGAAGGTTTCAACACTGGTAAGGATGACGCTGCAACTGGGATTCCACAGCCCGAATCGGATGGTGGAGCAGGAATTTTAATGAACTCCTATTCTCAATTTACCAGAGGCCATTATGATCCATCAACCGGAAATCCTGTATTTACACTTCCCCCTTCCTATGATGGCGAGCAGATGTATGAATTTTTACAGTCTTCCCCATTCCTCTCCAGAAGACATTCAATGAATTCAATTGAATCAGTAGTTGGGCCATCTGGGATGGAAATCGCAGAAACCGGTTCATTGACAGCAATCCCAACGGGATCTCTATTTGAAGGGTTAGCCGCTTGGGATTGCCCAAATCAGGCAGGAAAACATCCCTTTTATGGATCTTATGATGATTTTGCCGCAGACACTAGAGTAAAAGGAAAAGGTTTCACAACAGTTCCAGAGTTTAGGATCTCAAGTCATGTAGAAGAATATTACAACAAAGGTGTTACTGATGAATTAAGCAGCATTTTTGAACTCTCCGGCGCTCTAAGTAGAAATACTACGACACAATCCGACCAGGACTTCTATAAGATCTTATCTACCACGGAATTTTTGAAACACTTTGACATGGTTAAAAAAGATCATAAAGACTTAGCGAACGAAAAGATATTGACTTTAAAATGCAAGGCAATTAAAAAATTCTTACCTTATGACGGATTTTATCCAGCACAGCAAACAGTAGAGGTCGCAAAAGAATTCAAAAAGTCTATCGAGGATGATGTTGTTGCAATTTATAATAACAATCGATTGGAAGAGAATCTAATTGGAATGCAAGGGTTGTTGGAACCACTATTTGCCCCAGGCGTCTTATTTAACACAATTAAATCTGGGATCGCAGTGGACTATCCGATTATTTTACCACAAGATAATCCAATTTTTATAAGCTTTGATTTTGAAGGAAATAACATAGATTTTCCGGCAGGGATACCAACTGGTAAAAATGATCAACACAATTGGATGTTAGCTGGGAGTGATTTATTGCCTTTTCAAGGATCTGTCGGAAATAATCTTAGGTCCATTTGGTCTAAGAGAATCGATTTTGAGTCACTAGTTGAACCAGAAAAGTTTTTATCAAATCTCGAATTCGCTATCCAAGAAGGGCACCCTTACGGACTGAGAGAAGATGGTGGAATCTCATTCCGATGGGGCGGAAAGCAGAGAAAATCTTACAAAAGAAAAATAAATAATTTCTTGGCCGAAGTGGCTGAGCTTTTTCTAAAGAACTCAAGCTTCAGCACCATTACCAGCAAAGAAGAGCAATCCCCTGAATTTGGAAATGCAATCGCAGGAAAGTTTTATGCAATGCGACTGAAGATGTCTAGATCTAGAAACAAAGGAAATCTGGGATACGATAGCTGGAATGATTCAAGTGTTAACCCACCACAAGACATCCATGCACAAGGAGTTAGAGAGACTTTTACAATGTATTCTAGGCCATCAGCATTCGGAATAAATGTTTGGGGCTCAAAGCAAGCAGGGCCAGACGGAACAAATCCAATTGACTCTATGTGGGGTAGTAACTATTGTTTCACGCCGCCCTATTATCACGGTGAAGCGTGGTGTGATTTAATTTTCTATGCTGAGGATTCTAAAAAATATACCTTGGACGAAATCTTATCTGGTAGTGCAAAATATCCTTACTACACAAGACACTGGCAGCCGGGAATTCAAGATGCCCTAAGGGACCTAACCGGCTATTTCAGCACAACATCCGGGATGACAGGGAAGTTCAGTGATTATTCGAACAGCCCATGGAAACAAATGTTTGATGAATCAAACCCATCAGCTACAATCAACGAAGTCTCAAGTCTTGGAAATCCATGGAAAACTGATCCAACGTGGGATTCATTAGCATCAGTAGGAACCGCACCGGAAGACTTCGGCTGGGCAGCACCATTCGTTTTTTTCGAATGGTGGAACGGTTCGTCAAAAAGCGATCAATATACAATCCCGCCTCAACACCCAGCCGCATTAAACTACAATGCAATGCAGCTAAATTCATCTTTAAATATATTTGGAAAAGGCACTGTTCGGAAAATAAAAACCTCAGAGTCTGATGAGAGAATCGAAGTGGCATCAGGCGATACCGTCAAAGGAAAAACCAGATGGATCATTCAACCAAAATTTGAAACACCAATGTTGAACTTTAATAAATTTAATGATCTTAGTGCTCCTAACTTAAACTGCACTCCACCACAGTTCGCAGGAGAATCTGTTCCTCGAGGAATTTGGCATCAATATGGAGATTTACCCAATTCTGATGAAGGTGTTTTCATGCAAGTGTCTGACATTCCTGAAAGCTGGTTTGTAGGTGCGCTTGGGCTTTCGGGCTCTTACGTAAGAGAAAACATAGGTTCTCTCGCTGATCTCGTTGGGTTCTCGAAAGAACCAGTCCGCCTCGGCGAAGTTGCAGATGTTAAAGAAATCTCCGAAGCTGTTGTTGCCGTTCCATTCATCGAGAAAGACGGAACTCGTCAATTCTTCTCAATTCCTCGCGAAGACATCGACTCTTGCATTAATTCAACTCTAATGGAAGCATCTCCCGGAAACTTTGTCGCGGGTGCTTCTCCAAAAGCCGGAGACTCCGTTTACCAAATGGTTAAGAAGATGAAGAAGTATGTGTTCCCTCCATCAATGGACTTTGTGAAATACAAAGAGATCGATCCATTCGCAATGTACATCTTTGAGTTCAAGCATAACTTGACAAAGCAAGATCTTGCCGACATTTGGCAAAACCTTCCTCCAGAGATTGGAACAAGAATGGAAGAAGCCGAAGCAACAATCTCTCATGAGCTGCTTGCTCACGAACTTCTCGGTGGCGGAGCCGTTGTGAAAAACGGTGTTCTCGACGATAACGCGGAAGGAAACGGGATCCCATCTAACATTCAATGGATGATCTTTAAAGCGAAAAAGCGAGCAAAGACAAATTACTTCGATAAGGTCGTGGCAAAGAAAGGAACAACTGAAGACACCTCATCTCAGCAACTTGAAAATGCTCAAGGTCAAACCGGTGACGATTTAGGAATTACTTACAACTGGCCTTACGATTTCTTTTCTCTTGTAGAACTAGTTAAAATAGATGCCGAAGTGACGTTTGCGAACATCGAAAATGACGATAAAGGACAAAAAACGATCAAGAAAGTTGAGAAGAAGAATCCTCTTGAAGTCTCGAAAACTCGCGCTGCCGCTCGAGGCATCAACATTGCAAGAGGAAAAGGTAAGCCCAAGAAATGACATTCTTTGACAAAAAACAAGATGTGCTTAAAATTGAATTGACTCCTTATGGACGCTCTCTGTTGTCCAATGGGAAGTTGATGCCAAAGTACTACGCCTTCTTTGACGATGATATCATTTATGACATCTCCGCAATCGGAGGAACCGAGGATCAAGATGCAATCAAGAATCGCATTCTCAACGAAACTCCTCGACTAAGACCTCAGCGAGATCTAACATCTCCAGAAAACCTCATCTCGAACTTTGAACGCGGTGAGGGGTCCTCTCGTCCATTCTCGCAGGTTCAATTGAACCACTTAAGTGAACCCCTTGGCACAAGCGATGGAACAGAAAGAAACGCATCCTCGTGGCATTTAACAACCATTTTGGGAGAAATTGATTCTATTGAAACGGTCTATAACGTTTCTGGTTCTTACGCCAGACAGATTCCTCAAATCGATATGACACTGGAATACACAATGCAAGTTCGCAACACTAGAGATGATTCTCCCGTTCGAGGACAAGCTACCTCACCCGCTGTCCCAGTGTCTCAAGTGTTTGACGATGGAACTTATCTCGAAATCATCGACGAACAGATCATTGCAAGAATCATTGAAGAAAATGGATTCACATTTAAAGAAGGACTAGAGATCGAAGCATTCATTTACGAACATGAGTTCCAAGCCGAGAATAGCGAAGTTAAAGAAGAGACTTTGATTCCATTGAAAATGACTCCTCAAACAAAAGGAATCATCGACGGATTGTTGGTCGAACCCACAGATAGAACTTTTGAAATTGATCACACTTATCTTGAATATTGGTTGTCGATCTTTTATGATGAAGATATCCCAGACTTTGATCTATGTAAAGGGATATCGAAACTCAAGAAAGAAGACATCCTTCTTGATATCGAAGTTGAGTGTCCAGATGAACAAGGTATCGATTTCGACATTTATCGAACTCGCGTTACCGATGTGGAGAAGTGCTGATGGCTATTGAGAACGTTGGACTTGGCAAATTGCCAAATGTTTATTTTGAGAAAATCTCTCTCGAAGATCATGATGAAAAGTCGTTTAAAGTCGTTTCTCACTTGATCATCATCGACGAGATCGCTGATTTAAGCTTTGTTTGGTCGAATGATCCGCTGCTGTCTGGGTTTATGAAGATTGCTTTAATAGCCACATCTAATCAACAAATGATGACTGAATTGACAAACGGAGAAAATGTACATCCAACGCAATTGAGAATGTCCAGAAACTGGGATGGTGAATCAATGCTTAAGATCTATGGCGTTGGAGATCTCAATAAATTCGAAGATGCAGACGATAAACATTTCAAATTAAAAACA